GACGCGCTGGAGGCCCTGTCAGCCCCGCGCCCGCGACGGCCCTGATACTGACTGTCACCGCGCCTCTGATACTGACTGTCACCGCGCCTCTGATACTGACTGTCACCGCGCCCCTTCAAACGGGTGCGGTGATTTTCTTTGGGAAATTGTGCCCGCCAGTAGGGCGCTTCTTTCGCGCCCCCGGCCTTTCCCTGATCGCCTCATCATATTCCGCAATCTGTCGCGGCTCAGGCTTCTTCACCAACCGCATTTCATAACCCAACACCGTGCAACACCGGATGATCGTTGAAAAGCGAAGGTCACGGTTATGTTTCTCAGCCTCCCACATGGTCGCATGTGACAGACCCGATGCCAGACAGACGCGCCGCTTCGAAATCCGAATGTTCCTTGCCTCCCGAGCATGATCTATCGCCGCGCCCATAAAGGCGTAGAAATCCTCAGGCAGGATGATGTGGTAATTGACAGGATCAAGCTTCGCCATTCTGTCGCCCTATGTAGTCAAGCATCGCAAACCAGTTTGGTGGCAGATGCGTTTCGAAATCAGGCTCAACTGTCACGCCCGTGTTTAGATCGAAAACCTTCGCCCCACGGTAAAGTTTGACAGCTTGTCCAGAGGGGTGGCTTACGAGGTTCCACACCCCGCCCGGCGTCACCCTCGCCCGGCGCATTTGCCATGCGATCTGGCCGGGCCTCCACAGACCTTCTGTCAGAAACTTGACCGTCCGGACAACCTTTAACTCGACCCAGAACTCAATGTCTGTCATCGCGCCGTTGATGTCCGGGATGCCAGCCCCGATCCGGGCCTCAATCCTTGTCCAGTGTACGAGGTGGGAAGTAGCGGCGTTCAGGCTTTTCCACACGCCCGCTTCTGTCGCCAGCGTCTTCGCCGTCTTGCTCATGTCCAGCCTTCGGTTCAGGGGGAGGTGGCTCGGGTAATAGCTCTTCAAAGGTAACGTCCTCGACCAAGTGCTTCATCGACGCGCTGTCAGCCAAGGCAGGGAACTCCTCCTGAAGCTTCCTGATCTCCGACATTACCTCTTCGCGGCTCATCTGGTCGATCTTTCCAATCAAGACCTCATGCCTCGCGATGTACAGCCCCGCAACCTGCCCCCGGTTCTTCTCAGCAGCCACCGCCGACGCATACTGTTTGTCAGCCAAGGCAAGATCCCTGATCTCGGCCAGCTTCTTCACGTGGTTTTCAAAAGTCACCTCGAACCGGCGTGACAGCTCGTGCTTCAGCTCCACAACACGGCGCAGCACATGCGGGAAGTCGCGCCCATTCAGGAGCCGAGATGCCGACCAAGAGGGGTTACTAAAGCCAGCCCGCCGCGCCGCCTCGGTCTGCGTCACGTTCTCCGTCGCGAAGACAAGGGCGAACTGTTCTTGCTTAGGCGTGAGCCCATACGCCTTTTCCCCCATTATCCGGAGGCTTTGGATTGGTACTCGGTGTTTCGCTGCCACAAAGCCCTCCTTCTGGGGGTTCGAAAAGCAGCTATCAACATACGTTGACAGCTCGGTTCCTTCAACAGACTTCTCTATAAGGAGGACCATGATACCAAGGAGAAAGTCTCTAACCTACTGTAGATCAAGGGGATATTGGATATACGGGGGGGGGCTTGCAAAAACATTTCGTCTCAAGAAAATTCTGTTCGCGTAGGGGACCATAGTTACCGCAATACTTACTGTAACATATAATCTAATATACCAGCTTGATATTGGCTAAGTGCCTGTAGATATTGATATATCCCAGATCAGCCCAAATTTGAAAAACACACACAAAACTTCTAAAAACCGCCCCCCGTGGATTAAACCATCTTTTTCCTGAAAAGGCCCTTTCTGGGATATATCCGTATCATCAAGTACTTAGGGACTTTCCGTCCGATATCATGGTCATCCTTATAGAGAAGTCCCCGTGGCCGTGGTGCGAGATCCTCGCTCCATTGACCTTCACCCGTCATCTAGATAGTATATACCTGTCACCCAATACACGGAGAAACCACATGAAATTTTTACATGAGATAGAAGATGGACACCCACTCCCTTCTACTGGGTACGGGGTACTTGTTCGGTCTGTTGACTTCTCCTTGGTGGCTCACGGGTCGAGCATTGCCGTTCCCGACGCCAACAAGGCAATGAGCATCCGATCCAGCTTGAACCACTACCAGAAACAGAACCCTGACAAACTTGTCGGTTTTCGTTGTATGCGCCGAAAGGACAAAAAAAGTGGGACGTACCGCATTTTCTTCATAGACCCGGCAGTTCTGTAACCAAAGAGGGGGAAATACCCCGGCCTATTTCCCCCTTCTGAAATAATCCTCGTCCCCCCCGCATAGCCCAGCTTGACACAGCCAAGCGAATCACTGATACTTACACTGTCTAAAGAAGACGTGTTTCACCCGTAGAAAGGACCGTGGACCATGTACCGTTTTGAAACCCGCAAGGGCGAAATCGCCCATTTAACCTCCAAGGATTGTCAGGAGGTCTTCGCCATTTTGTCGGCGATCAAGGTCCTGCATCCCGACAGTCCTGCCATGTTGGCTTGGGCGATCAAGGGTTGCATGTGTGACGGCAACCCTGAGCCGTGGACGGTGATCCATGACGAGGACTTGGTTGCGTTACATCGCCGGGACGACAACAAGCCTGTCCTTCTTTTTGTAACCAAGGAGCTTGTGTGATGGTGACCAGCCCCATTCCCCCCCAACCCAAGCCCAAGCGTGACCGGAGCAAACAGCTCTTCGCCATCGTTGTGGAGCGTGTGGTCAAGCTTCAACACGTTATCCAGATCCCGGCTTCTGACATGGAGGAAGCCGTGGACAAGGCGATGAGCGCCGTGAAGACCTTCGAAGACGACGAGTTTGACTGGCGTCAAGACAGCTACGATGCGTGGAGCGTGTTTCGTAACCACGAGTAACCCCAACCACCTAGAAAGGCCAAGCCATGAACTATCTTGAAACCCTGAGCCAGAGCGTAGCCAGTGTGAAGGAGAACGACCTTCGCTTTGGTCCTGCGGAAGCCGTGTTTGACACCACGGCCCAGCTATCGACCCTAATGTTAGGCAAGACCCTAACACCCTATGACATTGTGACCATCTTGCGTTGCCTGAACGACGCCCGCAAGAAGTACAATCCGACGGGTCCTTACCACTATATCGAGAACATCAATCTCGAAGCCTTCGCCTTGCAGTTTGCAGTGGGGCAGGACGCCCGTTCGGAGGCGGCAGCGGCGGAGGTAGCCGAAAAATTTGCGGCCTCCAGCGAGCTTCCTGCGGACCCTTCTGAAACCGTGGTCGGTGTTTCGATGCCGAGAATGGCGGGGTTCCCATGAGGATCGACACCCCACTCACCAACACCCTGACCCGTCAGGCGAGGAAGGCCGACGACCGCCCCGGCTACTGGCTTGAGCCTGTCAACCCTGACGGGGAGAGGGCTGCGGAGTACATCCGGGAAACCCTGACGCATGTTGGTTACATCACATATCTCGCTTTGAACCACATCGAGGACGAGACGGTTAAGGCTGAGATTTCCCGTAGAGCGCGTTTGATTATGGCAGGGGCGAAGCAATGAACGACGAACCCGACTACCCAGTAAAGAAGCCTAGGGGCTTTGCGGGCATGGACTCTGACAGACGGCGGGCGATTGCCAGCCTTGGCGGGAAGAGCGTTTTGAACACGAACCGCTATTACTCCACGAACTTGGAGGCTGCGAGGGAGGCTGGTCGGAGGGGCGCGGCCAGCAAGCAGGCGAACTATCTCGCCCGTAAGGCTGCGAAGGAGGCTGGGGGTGGAGGACCTTGATGTCGATGTCATTGAGACGGAGTGGCTTGAGGATCAAATCCTGACCCTGTTTAAGGGCAAGCGCGACTTCATCCTGATGAGCGCCCTGACGATGGTGACAGCCAAGGTCATTGTCAGCCAGAAGAAGAGAATCCCGACCCTTGATGTCGATCATGTCTTGGACATGGCCGACGAGCAGCTTCGGTTTACTGTCAACGGCGTTCTGCGGGAGCTGCGGAAAGCCGACAACCGTAATTAGTTTTGGTGGGGGTGCTCCTCCCGCATCCGCAACCGTCAACGGGCGAGCGTTCAAAGGCGCTACAAGACACCGTTCCGGCCCCCACCCCTCTTGTTGAGAGGTCATTTTCCGGTGAAACGGTGTAAGGCGGTACTTAGAAAGGACAAAACATGGAAAGCAGATCACTCGACGCAGACAAAATCCTTGATGCGTGGTCCACGGACCCCGCTCTGACGACCCGCATGATCGCGATCATTATGGAGGCGCACAACGGAACCATCTGCAACATCATCCTGCGGGCGCGTGACAGGGGCGATCCGAGGGCCGTGCAGCGCCGCCCGTCTCATGGGTATTACCATCGCGAAGCTAGAAAGGAAGCGAAGCGTGTTTCAAATTGACGAGAACAGATTGGTCCAAGTTACCTACAAGATGGGGTTTGACGGCGGGAAGGACTTCGCCGAGGCGCAACTTGCGGAACAGAAAGAGCGCATCCAGATCCTTGAGAACGCCATGTTGGCGATCATGGCCGTGGTCGTCCTTCCGTATGACGAGAGATCCCATGAGGATGTCCGTTTGATTGCGACTAGCGTTCTGTCAATGGAGGACGAGCAATGACGGGGCCGGATTACGAGCAGTATCTTGGAGATGGCGTTTATGCCTCGTTCGACGGGTATCAAATATGGCTTGCTGTTAACCACCACAATAACAAGGTCATCGCCATTGAGCCTGAGGTTTATGCCAGCCTTGAGAGATACGTAGCCACTCTTAAAGAAAAGTTGAAGGAGGATGGTGATGCTAACGAGGGATGAAGTAAACGACCTTCTGTTGTGCGTGTACAACGCTCGCGTAGACGCTGACAGTGGACCGGGGTCCGCCGCCCGCATGATGGAGAAGGATGCTGACGGCGGCAAGAAGCAGCGCACCCGCGCCCTCTTCTACCAGCCTGTTGTCTTGGAGGTGCTTGTGCAACTCGGCCTGTATCAACGTCACGTTCCGACCCCGCCTAAGAAGTGGGAAGGTGGCATGTGATCGAGGACGCCGTACCATGACAGAAAAACCCATCAACACCTTCTTCGTTCACTGCGGCTCCTGCAAGCATGAGTGGATGGCTACCAGTCCGTCGTCCTTGTTTCATGTGGTGGCCGAGTCGGTGGAGAAGATGCGTTGTCCGCAGTGCGGGGAGCATCCTTCAAACATTTTTTGCGGCCCCGCACCATTGGAGGGGGAAGATGACTAACTTAAACGAAAAGCTGGCACAGGAGGCCGCAGAGCTTATCAACGGCGGCGAGTGGCGCGATGGCAAGTGGTATTCTGACGGCCACCGTGACGCATGGCGTAAGGCGTTGAAGCCAGCCGCCATCCGCATCGAGAAGCTGGAGGCAGCGCTGCGGGATATCATCGTGCATTGTGAGGTGCCAGCACCGCCAAATGCTGAAGCATTAAAAATGTTTGCCCGCAAAGCACTGGAGGGGAAAGATGACTGACGATCTTGTGAAGCGGCTGCGCGCAGAAGGAATTGCTGAACTAGATGAGGCC